ATGCAGAAAAATATGACTCCCGGCAGGCGTAAGGGCTGCCCTAATTATTCTCCTGAGTTTAAAAAGCAGCTCGTAGCTGCCTCCTGTGAACCCGGGATATCCATCTCAAAACTGGCGCTTGAAAATGGCATTAACGCCAATCTGTTGTTCAAATGGCGCCAACAATGGCGTGAGGGAAAGCTGCTGTTACCTTCCTCAGAGAGTCCTCAGCTACTCCCTGTGACTCTCGATGCCACCTCCGTACAGCCAGAACTAACCGCTGAGGGCCCGGAGGCTCTCAGTATCAGCTGTGAGGTAACGTTCCGGCACGGGACGCTCCGCCTTAATGGTACGGTCAGCGAAAAGCTCCTGACTCTGCTGATACAGGAACTGAAGTGATGATCCCGTTACCTTCCGGGACCAAGATCTGGCTGGTTGCCGGTATCACCGACATGCGCAACGGCTTCAACGGGCTGGCTGCAAAAGTGCAGACGGCGCTGAAAGATGATCCGATGTCCGGCCACGTCTTCATCTTCCGGGGCCGCAGTGGCAGTCAGGTCAAACTGCTGTGGTCTACCGGAGACGGGCTGTGCCTGCTGACCAAACGGCTGGAGCGCGGGCGCTTCGCCTGGCCGTCAGCCCGCGATGGCAAAGTGTTCCTGACACCGGCGCAGCTGGCAATGTTGTTGGAAGGCATCGACTGGCGACAGCCGAAGCGGTTGCTGACCTCCCTGACCATGCTGTAGGCCTCTTTATCCTGGTTGTTGCAGAATAAGCCTGGTAAAATGCGGGCTTATGAACGACACCTCTTCTGACGACATCCTTCTGCTGAAACAGCGCCTGGCTGAACAGGAAGCGTTGATCCACGCCCTGCAGGAAAAGCTGAGCAACCGGGAGCGCGAAATAGACAAGCTGCAGGCGCAGCTGGATAAACTTCGCCGGATGAACTTCGGCAGTCGTTCCGAAAAGGTCTCCCGCCGCATCGCACAGATGGAAGCCGACCTGAACCGGCTGCAGAAAGAAAGCGATGCTCTGACCGGTCGGGTGGATGACCCGACAGTGCAGCGTCCGTTGCGTCAGACCCGCACCCGCAAACCGTTCCCCGCATCACTCTCCCGTGACGAAAAACGGCTGCTGCCGGCAGAGGCATGCTGCCCGGACTGCGGCGGTGCGTTGAGTTACCTGGGCGAAGATGCCGCCGAACAGCTGGAGCTGATGCGCAGCGCCTTCAGGGTTATCCGGACCGTGCGGGAAAAACACGCCTGCACAAAATGCGACGCCATCGTGCAGGCCCCCGCGCCTTCACGCCCCATCGAGCGGGGTATCGCCGGGCCGGGGCTGCTGGCGCGCGTGCTGAGTTCAAAGTATGCAGAGCATACCCCGCTGTATCGTCAGTCAGAAATATACGGTCGCCAGGGTGTGGACCTGAGCCGTTCACTGCTGTCGGGCTGGGTGGATGCATGCTGCCGGCTGCTGTCACCGCTGGAAGAGGCGCTTCAGGACTATGTCCTGACCGATGGCAAACTCCATGCCGATGATACCCCGGTGCAGGTGCTGTTGCCGGGTAATAAGAAGACGAAGACCGGGCGGTTGTGGACATACGTTCGCGACGACCGCAACGCCGGGTCAGCGCTGGCACCGGCCGTGTGGTTCGCCTATAGCCCGGACAGAAAAGGCATCCACCCGCAGACCCATCTTGCCGGCTTCAGCGGTGTGCTGCAGGCGGATGCATACGCCGGGTTCAACGAGCTTTACCGCAATGGCCGGATAATGGAAGCCGCCTGCTGGGCTCACGCCCGCCGAAAAATCCACGATGTGCATGTCCGAACGCCATCGGCGCTGACGGATGAAGCCCTGAAGCGTATCGGCGAGTTGTATATCATCGAGGCGGAAATAAGGGGAATACCGGCAGAACAGCGCCTTGCCGAACGTCAGCAGAAAACGAAGCCACTGCTGAAATCACTGGAAAGCTGGCTGCGTGAAAAGATGAAAACCCTGTCGCGACACTCAGAACTGGCGAAAGCGTTCGCATACGCCCTGAACCAGTGGCCGGCCCTGACGTACTATGCAGACGATGGCTGGGCGGAAGCAGATAACAACATCGCTGAAAATGCTCTGCGGACGGTCAGCCTGGGTCGAAAAAACTGGCTGTTCTTCGGTTCGGATCACGGAGGTGAGCGCGGCGCGTTGCTGTACAGCCTGATCGGGACGTGCAAACTGAACGGTGTGGAGCCAGAAAGCTACCTCCGCTATGTCCTTGACGTCATTGCTGACTGGCCGATAAACCGGGTCAGCGAACTGCTCCCCTGCCGCGTAGCATTGCCAACTGAATAACACCTCCCCGTCAATACGGTTCTCGCTGCACGCTTACAGAGGTGGAAGTATCTGACCAACACTGTCACGTAACGCCAGATAACTACAAAAACACCTTTTTCCTCCTGTAAATTGCAGTTCCTGCAAGAACATCAAGGCATAATGTTGGAACAGCGTGTGATACACACTTAGCATCATGTTTTGTATGTGTTTTTTTAAAACTTTACAACTTTAAAGTCTTTTTCAGGTTAAAGGATACAACTTTAATGTCTCTACACAAAAGAGCGTGAGGATAGGTTAAATGGCAATGTCACCAAAGTTCAGGAATAGCGTTATTGCTGCCATACCTGCCGGTGCTATTGCTATCGCTGCGGCATTGATTACTGGCCCAACGGGTAATGATGGCCTTGAAGGTGTGCGCTATCAGCCTTATCGGGATGTTGTTGGGGTGTGGACGGTATGCTGGGGCCATACTGGTAAAGATATTATCCTCGGCAAGACCTACACCAAAGCAGAATGTCAGGCGCTGTTGGATACAGACCTGAATATTGTCGCCAGCCAGATTAACCCATATATCAACGCACCGATCCCCGAAACGATGAGGGGGGCGCTGTACTCATTTGTGTATAACGTTGGCGCGGGGAGCTTCAAAACCTCCACACTGTTACGAAAAATCAACCAGGGTGATTCGAAAGGCGCATGCAAAGAACTGCAGCGCTGGACGTATGCCGGTGGTAAGCAGTGGAAGGGGCTGATCGCCCGACGCGAGATTGAGCGTGAAGTTTGCGAGTGGGGCCAAAAATGAGCCGATTAACAGCAATCATCTGCGCTATCGTTATCTGTCTGCTGGTCTCCATGGCCTGGACGATTAACCATTACCGCGACAACGCCATCACCTACAAAGACCAGCGAGACAAAGCCGCCAAGAATCTCAGCACGGCTAACGCCACCATCAAAGATATGCAGGTACGCCAGCGAGATGTCGCTGCTCTGGATGCCAAATACACGAAGGAACTTGCAGATGCTAAAGCTGAAAATGATGCTCTGCAGCGCAAGCTTGATAATGGTGGTCGGGTGCTCGTCAAGGGAAAGTGTCCAGTGCCTGCCACAAGCGAAACCGCCAGCACCTCCGGCGTGGGCCATGATGCCACCGTCGAACTCTCTGACGTTGCTGGACGAAACGTTCTCGGTATCCGATCCGGAATCAAGCAAGACCAGTCAGCCCTGAGGGCGCTGCAGGAATACATCAACACACAGTGTCTGAAGTAACCAAGCCTCGCAATAGCGGGGCTTTTTTGTATCCGTATTTCACCGCGCACCGCAGCGCATTAAACCACGTCGAACCCAACCCTTTGGAATGAGCCTTTGAGGAGTCAGTTAGTGCTGGCGAGCCTCGACGGGCTGATCTCCTATGCGGCAAAGGTTCATCTCAAAGCAAGGTACACGCAATGACATACCCAACAGTGATAGTAAATGGCGTCTCCGTCCGTGTGGACGAGAAGGGAAGATATAGCCTGAATGACCTTCATGCCGCCGCTGTTCTGAAAGGCGAGGCTACTGAGTCGCAAAAGCCAGGTAAATTCATCCGTAGCGCTTCAGTGAAACGGTTGTTCAGGCGCTGGTAGGCAAAGGACAAAAATGTCCTATGGAAGATAACCCGGCACTTAGGGTAATCCGAGGTGGTGACGAGCCAGGGGTATGGGCTGCAGAACTGCTCGCTATCCGATATGCAGCCTGGATTAAGCCGGAGTTTGAAATCCGCGTTTATGAAACCTTCCGCGAGGCCGTGCTCAACGGGCTTAGCAATATGAACAGACTCAACCGCCTCGACTTACTGATCGCCAATGAGACCAAAGAGGTCAGTGCCTGCGCCCGGGCAATGAACAAGTGGGGCGTCGGTGGCCGCAAGAAACTGCTCAACTGCGCGCGTGATCGGATCGTCAGCCAGATGGATCCTGATATGGTCACGCTGATGGAAGCGAAAGCTGGGTAACCGGCTCAAAATTGAGCTCGTCGGCAAGAGAGCTACTTTCACAACGGCTTTCCATTACAAAGCCCATCTGCTGGTGGGCTTGATAATGGAGCTCTGGAATTATTCATGAACAGACCACACCCACCAGCGCATTTTACGATGCCACCTGACCCGAAGCCGTACATCAGCATTATGCCCGCTAATGACGTTGGCGAGTGGCTGAATCAGCACATCCTGAGCGATGAGGGTGACCTCTACAACCTTGACCACCAGCATTTGCTTGAAGCGGATCTGTGCTTTCTCTGGGCGTCGAACGCTTTCGAGAAGAAAGGGCGTTCCGTGCTGGGGCAGGCGGAAGAAGTGGCAATGCGTGCCGGAGGCTGGCAGAAAGCGCGGATGGAGCAGCAGATGTATGAATGGTTCGGCAGGGTGCCGCATTTCATCATCACGCTCGCCGCCGATTACTGTTCGCAATGTTCCGATCTGGAGTTCTGCGCGCTGATAGAGCACGAGCTTTATCACATCTGCCAGGCGACAGATGAATTTGGCGCGCCGAAGTTCACGCAGGAAGGGCAGCCAAAGCTGAAGCTGCGCGGTCATGACGTGGAAGAGTTTGTGGGCGTGGTTCGCCGTTACGGTGCAAGCCGGGACGTGCAGGAAATGATTGATGCGGCGAATCAGCCAGCGGAGGTTGCTCATCTCGATATTGCCAGAGCGTGCGGGACGTGCATGCTGCGACTGGCTTAAATACTGGACTGTATAAGACGAATGGTGATTTATGGCTGCATTAAAACCTGATGTGAAAGCCTTCATCATTCAGTCGCTTGCGTGCTATGACACGCCATCGCAGGTGGTCGAGGCTGTCCAAAAAGAATTCGGGATCAAGATCACCCGCCAGCAGGCTGAATCTCACGACCCCACGAAGGCCAGCGGTAAGACGCTCGCCAAAAAGTGGATCGAGATGTTCCACGCGACGCGCGAACGGTTCCTGACCGAAACCAGCGACATTCCGATCGCGAACAAATCCTATCGCCTCCGCGTGCTTGACCGCATGGCAACCAAAACCGAGGGGATGAAAAACTTCTCCCTGACGGCGCAGCTGATTGAACAGGCCGCGAAAGAGGTTGGCGACGCTTACACCAATAAGCTGAAGGTTGAAAGCACTGGCAAGGATGGCGGCCCGATCAAGACCGAGACGACCAACCTCACCGCAGATCAGGCCGCAGAGATTTACCGCAAGATGATGGGGTGATCATGCCTCTCCCGTTTGAATTCGATTTCAGAAACCCTGATTACCAGATGGTTTTTGAATGGCGGATGGAGCGCTTACAGCGCATTCGCCAGAACCCTGAAATGCTGCCAGCGCTAAAGCAGTTTTACCGCACCAACCCGGCACAGTTCATCATCGACTGGGGTATGACGACTGACCCGCGTAACATCGATTATGGCCTGCCGGTCACCATCCCTTTTCTGCTGTTCCCGAAACAGGAAGAATGGATTCACTGGATCATGGAGCGGCGCGAACGGCTGGAGAACGGCATCACCGAAAAGAGTCGCGAAATGGGGCTCAGCTGGACGGCGATCGGGCTGGCTTGCTCGCTCTGCCTCTTCAACAAAGAAATGGTCATCGGCTTCGGCTCCCGTAAAGAGGAATACGTCGACAGCACCGGAGACCCGAAGGCGCTGTTCTGGAAGGCGCGCAAGTTCGTGGAAACGCTGCCCGTCGAGTTTCGCGGTTCGTGGGACGAGAAGAAGCACGCGCCGTACATGCGCGTTGAGTTTCCCGATACTGGCGCGGTCATCAAAGGCGAGGCTGGCGACAATATCGGTCGTGGTGACCGTACCACCCTCTACCTGGTGGATGAGGCTGCATTCCTCCAGCGTCCTCTGCTGATTGACGCGGCGCTGTCGCAAACCACCCGCTGCCGTATCGACCTGAGCTCGGTTAACGGCATGGCGAACCCGTTCGCGCAGAAGCGTCACGGCGGGAAGATACCGGTATTCACATTCCACTGGCGAAATGACCCGCGCAAGGATGAAGAGTGGTATCGCAGGGAATGCGAGAAAATCGACAATCCGGTGGTGGTAGCGCAGGAACTTGACCTGAACTACAGCGCATCTGCGGAAGGCGTCCTGATCCCGTCCGATTGGGTACAGGCTGCCGTCGACGCTCATATTAAGCTGGGCATCCAGCCAACGGGCAAACGCCTGGGCGCGATGGACGTCGCCGACGAAGGCCGGGACAAAAACGCCTTTTCGACCCGTCACGGCTTCCTCCTGGAGAACGTGCGGGAATGGTCCGGCGTGGGCAGCGACATTTACCAGTCCGTTGAGAAGGTCTTCGGCTTTTGCGAACAGGACAACCTCGAAGAATTTCGCTTCGACGAGGACGGCCTGGGCGCTGGCGTTCGCGGCGATGCACGCGCCATCAACGAACTGCGTAACGCTGCGCGCCGACCGTCAATACTCGCCACACCGTTTCGCGGTAGCGGCGCGGTGTTTGATCCGGACGACGAAGCGGTGCGCGGCGACAACGGACAGGCCGCCCGCCTGAACAAGGACTTCTTTGCTAACGCCAAGGCCCAGAGCTGGTGGCAATTACGCAAGCTTTTCCAGAACACCTATCGCGCCGTGGTTGAGGGAATGGCCTACAACCCGGACGAAATTATCTCAATCAGCAGCGCCATGGCGAGCAAAGACAAACTCATCATCGAGCTGTCGCAACCGACCTATTCCATTAACGGTGTGGGGAAAATCGTTGTTGATAAACAGCCTGACGGCACCAAGTCGCCGAACCTCGCCGACTCGGTGATGATCAGCTACGCGCCAATGAATTCAGCCCTGAACATCTGGGAGCTGCTAGGGAGACAGGCCTGATGGCACGAAACAAGCAAGCCTCTCAGCGAACGGCGCAGGCCACCGCTGATGGCTATGAAAACTTTGTCGCCCGCGTGGGGATGCAGACGCCTAACCAGCACTCAGCATCGACCTACCGGGCGAACTTCACCAGCCGCAACCGCATGCTGGTGGAATGGTCATATCGCGGATCGTGGGTTATCGGCGAAGCGGTCGACGCTATCCCGGACGATATGACCCGGAAAGGCATTCGCATCACTTCGGAGATTGACGCCAAAGACCGTGGCACCCTCGAAGCGCAGCTGGATGAGTTGCAGGTCTGGGATGCGCTGAACGACGTGCTGAAATGGTCGCGTCTCTATGGCGGCGCGGTTGGCTTCATCATGATTGAGGGGCAGGCACCAATGACCCCGCTGCGGCTCGAAACTATTGGAGAAGGCAAGTTTAAGGGCATTCTCCCGCTCGACCGCTGGATGATTAACCCGGTGCTGACCCGCCGCATTAAAGAGATGGGGCCGGATCTCGGCAAACCTGAGTTTTACGACGTGGTGACAACTGCAACGGGCATCCCGGCCTGGCGCATCCATCACAGCCGCCTGATTCGCTTCGATGGGGTGACGCTGCCATTCCAGCAGAAGATGACCGAAAACGAATGGGGAATGTCGGTTGTAGAGCGTATCTGGGATCGGCTTACTGCGTTCGACAGCGCCACTGTCGGCGCGGCGCAGCTGGTCTATAAAGCGCATCTGCGCACCTACAGCGTGGAGAAGCTGCGCGAGCTTATAGCGCTTGGCGGCCCGGCGTTCGAGGCGCTGCTGAAGAACATCGACCTGATCCGCCAGTTCCAGAGCAATGAAGGCATGACGCTCATGGACTCGCGGGATAAGTTCGAAACCCACCAGTACAGCTTCAGTGGTCTGGATGACATTCTTTCGCAGTTCGCTGAGCAGATCAGCGGTGCCGTCGGCATCCCGCTGGTACGCCTGTTCGGTCAGTCCCCGAAAGGCTTCTCTACTGGTGACGCTGACCTCGCCAACTATTACGACCGGGTGAGCTCATTGCAGGAGCGCCGCTTACGGCTGCCGATGCGCCGGATACTGGACATTATGCACCGCTCGGAACTCGGTAAGCCGCTGCCGGACGATTTCACGTTTGAGTTTAACCCGCTATGGCAAATGTCTGACGTTGACCGCTCAACGGTGGCCGTAAACACCACCACCGCGATCAGCACCGCGCTGGGCGACGGATTGATGACGCGTAAGGCGGCAATGACCGACCTGCGCGAAAACTCTGACGTCACCGGTATCGGGGCATCCATTACCGACGAGGATATCGAGAATGCCGAAGACGAAGCGCCGCCAGACATCGGCGAACTTGGCGACAAACCGCCAGAGCCGACAGGCGGAGATCCGATATCGAACGAGCCTACGGCAGATAGCGCGGGCGGTCGGGGATATCGTAAATGGTCGCTACGATGGTTCAAACGATAGCGTCACCGAAATAATGGATGCGCTGGAGCGCTACAGCGAAATCATCACCCCCTGGGCGACGAAGGTTGCTGAGAACTTTACCGCCGACATTGCGCGCCAGAATGAAAAGCAGTGGCGTCAGCACAGCCGGAACATCAGCGCAGAGCTGTGCAATATGGTCGACCGCGCCCCGGTAGGCCAGGTGATGAAATCCATCGTCGCCGAGCAAATTAAGTACATCAAGTCACTACCTCTTGAGGCCGCCGATCGGGTGTATGACATTCAGAACAAGGCCATCGAGGCCGTTGTGACTGGTGGACGCGCTGAGCCATTCGCGAAAGAGATAGCGGCATCAGGTGACGTGTCACGCTCGCGAGCGAACCTTATCGCACGTACCGAGCTTGGACGCGCAACCGGCGCGCTGGATCAGGCGCGTGCGCTGTCTATCGGTTCAAATGGTTATATCTGGCGTACAGCCGAAGATGGCGACGTCAGACATTCTCATCGGGAGATGGAGGGTAAATTTGTCGAATGGGGCCGACCTCCAACGCTTGACGGCATGACCGGTCACGCTGGCGAGCTCCCGAACTGCCGCTGTTACAAAGAAATCGTCTTCCCCAATCCTCATTCTTATCTCGCCTGAATCGCAGGTAAAACATGAAATATTTTTTCAATACCCGGCTGGGGGAAACCCGTTATCAGCTGGCTGACGGCTCGCTGCTGTGCAAAGACGTGCCGATAGGTCGAACGGGTAAGCAGCTCTACGGCGCTGCCGATCTGCCAAACCTCAAACCCGACAAACTCGGCGAGATAGTCGTAACGCGCTCTCCTGAGCAGGTATTCCATCCGGCCACGCTCGCCTCATTCGAAGGGATGAGCATCACGATCCTGCATCCTGAAGATGAAAACGGGAATGTGCGGCTGGTGAACCCCGAGAACTGGAAAGAGCTTGCGGTCGGGCATCTTCAGAACGTGCGGCGCGGGACAGGTGATCAGTCTGATTTGATGCTGGCTGACCTTATCGTCAAAGACGAAAGCGCCATTCAGCTTATCGAAGATGGCCTGCGCGAAGTGTCGTGTGGCTATGACGCGGAGTACGAGCAGACCGAGCCAGGTAAAGCCGAGCAGGTCGATATTACCGGAAACCATGTGGCTCTTGTCCCTAAAGGCAGAGCCGGAAATCGTTGTGCAATTGGAGACAGAGACACAATGGCAAATCAAAAGAAAAGCTGGTGGACCCGCATGCGCACGGCCATCAAAACGGGTGACGCTGACACCATGAACGAACTGCTGGACTCTGCGCCAGCGGCTGTAACGGGTGATGAAGGGGATCTTCCGAGCGGCGTTAACCTCAACATTAACCTTTCACCGCAGCAACCATTACCGGACAAAAAGCCGGAAATGGGCGGAGAGCCAACCGGCGACGGCGAGGACGATATCAAAACCTTGCTCAAAGCCCTGCTGGCTAAGCTGGAAGGAAATGCGACGGGCGATAACGACAATGAGCCTGGCGAAAATGATAACAAAAACCCGACCGGCGACGACGAGGGCAAAGAAGAGGAAACCACGATTACCGGTGACTCTGCCTATCGTGCCGAGGTTATCGTGCCGGGTATCGATCTGAGCCGTAAGGTGAAACCGACCGCGTTCAAACGTGATGTGCTGGCTGCCGCTGACAAAACACTGGTTCGCCAGGTTGTCGGTGATGCGGATATCCGCAAATTGCCCAAGCAATCGGTAGATATGGCGTTTAACGCCGTGTCAGAGATTGCCAAAGGGCGAAACACCCGCACCACCACTGGCGATGCACAACGTCCAAATATGGGCATGACCAGCATCGCTTCCCTGAACAAACAAAACGCCGACTTCTGGTCTAACCGCAAAGGATAATCCAATGACTGCATATCTGTACCTTATGCAACTAATATCTATTAATCAGTGCGTTATCGTTCGGAATCATACGGCGTTACTGGCCTGAACCATAAAAATGACACTCCGAACATGTGCGGATTTATTCGCCGGATTTCGCTTTGATTCGGTACATGAGGGACTAGAACGAGAATCATGCGCCGTTTGCATTACATGGTAGCCAGAGAGGTGTTGAATGATTGTTAGGCCACTAACTAGCGTCGAAGTGAAAAGCGCGAAGGCACAGGGCAAGGATTTCAGTTTGCACGATGGTTTCGGTTTGTTGCTTTACATCACAAGCCGGGGCGGTAAGTCATGGCGTTTTCGGTATGTACACCCGGTAACGAAGAAGAGACAAACCTATACCATTGGACGATACCCGGAGTTTACTTTGTCCGAAGCGAGGGAGGAACGTTCGAAACTGCGCCGTATGGTAGCGCGAGGGATAGATCCGAACGAAGTCAAAAAAGATGCCAGGAATGAACAGCGTAAAATGTACGCGCAGTCATTTCAGGCCGTTGCCGATGAATGGCTAAAAATCAAGATTAAAGAAGGTGCGAGAAGCAACACGCTTGAATCGCACAATGTGACGTTGAAGCATCTTTCCACGATTTTTAGGCATACCACGGTACATAAAATAAACGCAGCCGATACTATTCAGGCTTTTAAACCTTTCAGGGAAAGGCCATCAACGCTTACGAAAATGGTTATTACCATCAACGCCATAATGGATTATGCGGTAAACATTGGGGTTATTGAGCACAACCCGCTATCGAAAATTGGTAAAGCATTCCCGGCTGAAAAAAACGAGCCAAGAGCGACTTTACAGAAAAAGCGGTTGCCCGAATTTTTAAGCGCATGGAAGGAGTTGAGCTTATGGGAGCCATCAAAGCTGGCATTATTATTTCAGATCATTACGATGGTCCGGCCTTCGGAGGCTGGCGGCGCTCTCTGGAATGAGATTGATTTTGATAATTCAATCTGGCAAATCCCTGCAAGCCGGATGAAAGGAAAGCGCCCCCACGTAGTCCCATTATCGAGCCAGGCTATAAACGTGCTTAAAGAGGCCGAAAAGTGGAAGCGCTGCGATTATGTTTTCCCCTCATGGCGAAAAGAAAATAAGCCGATCTCACGATGTGCGACTCAGGCCGGAATACACAAAACGTCGTTTAAGGGGCTGATTGTTCCTCATGGGTTCAGGGCGTTGGCATCTACAGTTTTAAATGACGAGGGGTTCAACCCTGATGTGATTGAGGCTGCACTCGCTCACAAAAGCGCCGATGCGATTCGAAATGTTTATAACCGTAGCGACTATCTGGAAAAACGCCGGGTTTTAATGCAATGGTGGGGGGACTTTATCGAGGCCGCAGAGCGTGGCGAAATACTGGAGACTAGCGGCGATAAGGGCTTAAGGCTGGTTGTGTAGGGCATATCCATTTCTGGATAATCATGATTTCAAACGGGTATAGCTGGCTTTAAGCCAGCTTTTTTTATGCTCAAAGCTAACCGGAATGCGTTTTTTTTATTCAAATCATATATAATCATATGGAATATGTACGGAGGTTTTTATGTCTATAAGTGGCGGTGATATTCTGCTAAAAGGTGAAGTGAAAGCGCGTTTACGTTATCGCTCAGACTCGTCATTCTACGAGTTCCTAAAAGACGAGAAAAACGGCTTTCCAATGCCTTTTAAAGTCGGTGGGCGTAACTGCTGGTATGAAGATGAAGTAGATGCCTGGATAAGTAAACAAAGCGAGAAGCGCGGGATCTGCACATCATGAATGTTTGCAGATTTGGAAAAGAGGGCTTGCTAACGGCTATCCGGGCAAGCCCTTTTTATTGTCAGTGGTGGGGATCTGTAACTTACGGCCACCAGCGCCGGTAATCACCTTCTGGCTGGTGGCTTTACTGACATGGTTATTACGCTGCCGCATCATCTGAATTGAATTCAATGTGAATTCTGTCATAAGGCAGTACGATTTTTTCGCCGTCTTTGTCCAGAACGCCGCCGTTAAGCAGTGACTGAACATCGTTATAAACACCGCGAAAATCACGGTTAACAATGCGTGATAGCTCGCGGATTGAGACGGCTTGCGCTCCCTCCATCGCTTTGATGATCTGCCAGCGGTTAGGGGCAAGCATCGTTTTAGCCAGTTGCTCTACAGTGGGAAAAATCAGTTCGGAACCGATGAAATCCCCGTTCATTGCGCGGGAGGCGTCGGACATTGCCACCCGGAAAGCATCATCAACGGTCATTACTCTGACGGTCAGCACTCGCATGGTATTACCTCCTCAACAGGTTTATGTCAGCCTGAAAGCTGGCGATCAGGTTCTCAATGGTGGTGAATGTCACCGGATATTCCCGATCATGGATGTGTTTGTGGTCGCCTTTGCCACGTTCGTTGTCGTAACGCATGACGCACTCGCCATCTACGATGTAGGCCAGGCTGTACTTGTATTGGTGCTGGCTACCTAAAATTGCCGGGTCTACTTCCAGAATGCGGATCGAGGCGAAAGCGTTATCAGCTATCTGGATACGGCGGTTCATCAACTCAACAGCGGGCATTGGCTTATCTCCTTGTTGATGTAAATAATAACATCACAAACAAATGATGTAAATGATTACATCATTGCGGGTAAGTTACCGATGGCATGAACGGTTCGCTGCTGGTGGCTCTCGATCTCCTGAAATCTCAGGAGATTGCCGGGCATGATTTTAATCGGCGGACTTTTCCGCCGATTGAATACGGGCAGTACGTTCCCTGCGTATCGGTTTTGTTTCTGGATTATTCGCGTTTCGTTTCTGGTGAATTCGCATTCGCAATTTGTCCGCGAAGCCTTATCCGGCCTGCTTTGAGCGGTGTTCTCTCTTTGCGAATTCGCAGTTCCATTCGCGCTTTGATTCGCAGTTTTGAAATGTTCCCATTCCGGGGCATGGACGATTCGACAGGTGTTACAAACGTTGGTGGTGAAATATCTTCTTGCGCTGGCGGGCAGGATGTGGTTATGATTGTTTCGCACCTCACAAAACGGGTGCCGGGTTTAGCAGCCTGAACAACAAAGCGGGTAGCCGCTGATTTCCGTATAGCGGTATTTTTACGCCCGAAAACCAACCATACCCCCGATTTATGGCGGGACGTGGTGGGGGAGCCGTAAGGCTCGCTGGTTCCTTTGTTGCCAGTCTGCTAACCCCGCTACGTCTCGCCACCCATGTTTAGCAGCATCTGGCGAGACTCCTGTAATAAACAAAGGAGCCGCCAAAATGGCTAGATCCGCACATCCAAAATTCACCTGGCTTTTCCTCGCCACCCCCAAAGACAACGCCTGTACGCCGATTGTATTGCGCACTCAGGCCGATACCGAAGAATCCGCACGTAACACCTTCCAGGGCTGGGATCTGACCTTTGCCGCCAAAATTCGCACAGAAACGCCGTTCGCGCACACCTGGGCAGATATGGAAGGGCTGGAGTTATGGAGTGTTATGGCTGGCGTTGTTGTCGATGCTGATAGCTGTGCGGGGGTGAGCAATGTTTAACCTCCAGACACTGACAGCCAAAGCTCGCGAGCTGCGCGGCAATGTCGTTAAAGCGGCGAGCACAAAGGGTAGTCGCACCATGACCCCTGTCTATGACCGCGACGAGCAGCGCAAGCTACGCGAGCGCATCCAGCAGACGCAACCGGATTGGGTATTGCTCTGGTGGGATATTGCGACCGTAACCGGCTGGCGTACCAGCGACGTTTGCAACCTGCGCTATTCCTGCGTCAATTGGGAAACGGGGCAGGCGACAATTATCGTTGCCAAGCAGACCAAAGCCGCCGAAGCGCGGGCAACCCGCAAAGGTATTGAAATTGTGCGCCAGCAGCGCAAGGACGCCGCACGGCTCGCCGCTGACCATATCGCCTACATGAAGTGGGATAGTATCGGTTGTGACGAACTGGCCGCCGATATGAACGACGAAGAACAGGCGATTGTGTTCGGGCTGGTGGCAAAGGCTGACGTCAAGCACGACACCAAACAGTTACCGCCCGGCATTATCAAGCGGCTGCGTGACCGTCAGGATCGGAATCTGGTGGAGGACGACCTGGTATTTTCCCGCTCTCAAATCGAAAGTAACCGTTGTCAACGTCTGGAAGGTAGCGTGACCCGCCAAACCATCTGGCGAAAACTTCATGGCGTAATGGCGTGGTTTACCCGCTTCGTTAACGCCAAGCTGCGCCTTAGCGCGTACTCAAGCCGCAAAATAGCAGCGTTTAACCTCATGTCTGCCGGAGGCGATCAGGGCTTGCTGGTAGCTTCTGAAATGCTGGGGCATAGCAACCCGGCAATTACCCGCACTTACTTACAGCTTGGTAGCAAAGCGTCCGCGATCCAGTCACGTCTGGCTATGGAGGTCACAGCATGAACCTTTATAACGATTTTGTGCGCATCGATTTCCCTGATACCGATAAAGATGATCTCCTGATGCTGTCTGCCCGTGCTGAGTGCGCCGCCGATAGTATCCTGAATGGGATCGCCGCTGTAGGTAAGATGATGTTCTACGCCGGTGGGGCTGAGAACGATGCCTATGAGCCGTCAGCAACGGATTTCCGAGATATTGGCGGGATGCTGATGGAATTAATGCCGCTGGCGCGAGCGTTATCTGATACCGCAGCCAATGCGGAATCTCAGTGTCGTCAGATGACAAAAGGTAAATAACCATGGAAAAGAAATTAACTGGCTCTCCTGCCAGTGGCTTCGCTCGCCCTGTGATTCGCAAAGGCGATAAATGGAAGGATAAGCGGGGTTGCCTGGTGACGGTGGAAAACTACCGATTCAACAGAGTGACATTTTATCGGGATGGCTATGCATCGCCGTGTGTGCAGTCGGATTTGCGATTTTTAACAGAGTTTCAGCCAGTGGATGAGGTTAAGCCGTGAAAGATAATTTTATTAACGATGTGCGCATCAAGGCGACCGGTCACTGGCAGCCAATTTTTGAACGGCTCGGTATTCCAACCAATCGCAGCGAGGGACCATGCCCGGCTTGCGGTGGCAATACCCGTTACCGCTTTGACGACAAGGACGGGCGAGGCACTTACTTTTGTTCACATTGTGGCGCAGGTACGGGGCTGGATCTGGTGATGAAGGTCAGGCAGTGCGGTGCGCGTGAGGCAGCTGTGATAGTGGCGGAAGTGATGGCGTTGCCGTTGCCGGAACAGAAGCCAGCCAGAGTGAAGCCTCAAACTGACATAGCCAGCAAGGTAGCCTGTCTGGCTGCCAAAACTGCGCCGGGGCAGTCTGGCTACCTCACGTCAAAGGGGCTACAGCGCACCTTCCCGCTGCTGTCTGATGGCTCGATGTTGATCACGTTGACGAACGTCACCGGGGCGATTACCGGTGCTCAGATCATTAAGCCAGATGGTAGTAAGCGGCTGGTGGCCGGAACGGTCAAGAAAGGCTCCTTCTGTGTGGTTAACTCCGCTGAAAATACGGAAACGGTTGTGATATCCGAGGGACTGGCGACGGCGATATCCGTTCAGCAATTGCGACAAATTGCGACAATTATTGCCGCAATTGACGCCGGGAACCTCCCCGCCGTTGCTATGGCGATGCGCCAGCGTTACCCGAACGCGCAGATCATCATTGCCGCAGATAACGACCAGAGCAGCGAAAGTGACGGAATTGAAGGAGTGAAAGTTAACACTGGCAGGGAAGCCGCAGAGAAAGCCGCGAAAGCCGTTTCTGGCTGGGTTTCCATACCACCAGTGGACTACAAAGCGGACTGGAACGACTACCACCAGCAATACGGCCTCGAAGCGGCCACAGCAGCATTTAACGCCTCAATGTACCAACCGGAGGATAAGAAAGTGGGTGCGACACTGACAGCAATCGACGGCGGCAAGAAAAGCCCTGGTATCGACGACGACCTTAAACCGCGAGTAGAGAGCCGTTCGGATGGCATTCACTGGATCACCCCGAAAGTGGATAAAGACACCGGGGAAATTATCAATACTGAGGCGTGGTTATGTTCTCCGCTGGAAATTGCTGGCGCGGGAAGTGATAACGCCAGGCAGCGATTTCTGATCCTGCGTTGGGACGTCCCCGGCAACCGGGGGCAAGTTACACGTGCGCTTCCTTGGGAGGATATTGGCGACCGCGAGGGATGGAGAACGCTGAAAAACGGCGGTGTCAGTGTGACGACCAAACCATCGTTACGGGCAATTCTGGCTGACTGGCTCCAGCGAACCGGTAGCGGCAAGGAGTGGCAGATCAGCCACACCACAGGCTGGCACAGCGGGGCGTACATCATGCCGGATGGTGATGTTATTGGTGAGCCAGAGATACCGCTATTATTCAGCGGACGCAGTGCGGCGTCTGGGGGCTATACCGTCAGTGGGACGCCGGAAAGCTGGCGTGACTCGGTGGCACGCCTTGCGCTGGGCAACCCGTCAATGATGCTGGGTGTTGCTGCTGCGCTGTCTGCGCCCCTGATCGGGCTTGTTGGCGCTGACGGTTTCGGTGTTCACCTTTTCGAACAGTCCAGTGCGGGTAAGACGACGACAGCCAATATCGCCAGCAGCCTTTACGGTGAACCTGATGCCCTGCGCCTCACCTGGTACGGTACTGCGCTTGGTATCGCCAACGAAGCGGAAGCGCATAACGACAGCCTGTTACCGCTGGACGAAGTGGGGCAGGGCAGCAGCGCCAAAGACGTTGCTACGTCTGCTTACACGCTGTTTAACGGTGCCGGAAAGCTACAGGGGGCGAAGGAGGGAGGCAACCGCGAGTTAAAGCGCTGGCGTACCGTGGCGATCAGTACCGGGGAAATGGATATTGAAACGTTTCTTTCTGCTGGTGGGCTGAAAGTTAAGGCCGGGCAACTGGTGCGACTGCTTAATTTACCGATGGAGAAATCAGTAACGCACCATGAGTACCAGAACGGCAAACAGCACGCTGACGCACTCAAAGAGGCTTACCAGGCGAACCACGGAGCCGCAGGCCGTGAATGGATTAAATGGCTTGCAGGCCACCAGCTGGAAGCAAAGCAAGCCGTCAAAGCTGCGCAAGAGCGCTGGCGCAGTCTTATCCCTGCTGATTATGGCGAACAGGTTCACCGTGTAGGCGAGCGGTTCGCCATTCTGGAGGCGGCTCTGGTGTTGGGGATGCCTGTTACTGGCTGGGGGGAGCAGGAAAGCCGTGACGCTATCCAGCATGGCTTTAACGCCTGGGTAAAAGAGTTCGGCACGGGGAACCGTGAGCATAAGCAGATCATCGAGCAGGCGGAGGCGTTTCTTAATGCCTACGGCCTGAGCCGTTTCGCGCCATTCCCGTATAGCCCGGCTGACATGCCGATCCGGGATTTAGCCGGATACCGTCAGAAAGGCGAGCATGACGAAAGCCCCGTAGTGTTCTACACCTTTCCGGCTGCGTTCGAAAAGGAGATAGCGCAGGGCTTTAATGCGAAACAGTTTGCCCGTGTGCTTGCCGGGGCTGGGGTGCTGAAACCGCCAGCCAGCGGAAGGGGGTATCAGCGTAAATCCCCGCGAATTGATGGACGCCAGATAAACGTTTATGTGCTCCAGCTACGACCCGACGAGATAGAGTGCGAAGAATAAAACACACATACGAGATGTTTTTTTGTTGGTTCAGTTGGTTCAGTAACTACTTAATTAATATAACTATATGTATTTAATATGTTTATATGCTCATAAGTGAACCAACACTGAACCAACAAACGCCCATTTTGAACCAACAAATGCCGCTATTGAACCAACGCCCTTTTCTGGCTGGCTTGTAAATCTTTCCCACTGAACCAACACGAAAATAGCGTTTGTTGGTTCAAAACAAGGCTTTGTTGGTTCACCCCTCAAGAAATAATCCTTATAAAACAACAATCTTTACAAATTGAACCAACTGAACCAACTGAACCAACATGTTTTTGCTTATCTATAGAGTTTTTTCGGAGAGTAATTACGAATTTGGAGGGGCATCGCCTAAGCGACAGTATGCGGAAACGGCAACTTTGCGGAGCGGAAAAGAAAAAGCCCGCGCTGGAGAGGCGAGGGCTTTTGTTAACCATGTTTATGCAATCACACAATGGTGGATCACCGTCATAGTATCACGTCGATTTATCATTTCAATATACGCAATGATATTTACTAATATTGCAATTTATGCAATGATCAGAATTTAAACAACGCAAAAGGTTATGAACAATGAAACAGATAACCAATGTTAATCTGGAAAGTGATAACGCTGGTGGTACAGTCGAGGTGACTTACTCCGATGATACGTTCGAAAGGCTGACCTGTTCGCTGCCTGTGGCTCTCGTCATTGCGAACCTTGCAACGACGCTTAAGCAGGAACGTGCAACACGCATTGCAACCGGCGACCGCCTGCGCCGGATGTACACCCGCGATAGTGACATGATTACCCGCAGCGGCAGCGGCGCTTCTACGACTTCCACCGCGCCAACGTCAATGGACGCTGAATTTATGCGCCTGGTACGCGCGGTAGCACCAAAGTATGACAACGCCCTTCCTGATACCGATCCTCGCCTTGTTGCGCTCGATGTGCTGCGTTACGCACCCGCTGAGGCATTCAGTGCGGTACATCCGACCCCGCTATCAGAGATTCAGCTTGATCAGGCTATCGACGTTCTGGAACAGGTTGGCGACTACATGCGAGTTAACAACGTTTCACCGAAGATTCTCACCACAGGCGACGCCATTCGCAGCATTAACACCGACAACGCCAGTTTCTGGCATCGCACGAAGTAAGGAGCAATGAGCATGGCTATTTATGACCCGAAATTAGCAGCAGGAAACCCGCAAAGCGCCGGGCGTAAACTCTTTGGCCGTGAACAGGCCGAGCAATTGCGGATGCGTAACAACTTTAACAATGAATGCCGCAATCTGGAAAAAGTCAACGAAGCGAATGCAAAGTTCTGGAGTGAACAGGATGAAAAAGCCAAACGTTAAGCCGGTATTACTTTCTGGCGACCAGTTCGCCGCAATCTGCAAGATCCAGGAGCGCGAACGCCAGCGCTCTGATATTGGCGTCGCGCCGTCTGTCCATCAAATCGCCCGCGGGCTGGTGGCAAAGGCGCTGGCATCAATGGCCGTTGAAGGGAATGCGTGATGGATATTCTTTCGACGCTGTTTAAGTTGTCAAAGCGACAGATCGGGATAATGGTTCCCGATGTTGTCGTATCGGAAAAACACAGCGATTCACTGGAGATTACCGAACACCCTGTAGAGCGCCCTACGGAATCAGGAGCCGGGGTGGTTGCTGATCATGCCTACAAGCGCCCGTGTGAAGTCACAATGGAATGTGGCTTCGCTGGTGGTGGTTCGCTACTCGATGCCTTTGATACCCGGACGATAGGGTTTTCCACCCCGTTAAACTCCATGTCTCCCCGCGACGTTTACGCTGCGTTTCTCGATATGCAGCAAAAGCGAGAGCTGTTAAGCGTGACAACCGGAAAGCGCATTTATAAAAATATGCTGATCAAGGGCATTGAGGTGACTACCGACAAAACGACTGAAAACGTCTTGTCGATAACCTTAACGCTGCGCGAGGTCATTCTCACATCCACCCAAAAAATACAGGTAGCGGCTAAAGCTGATATGGCGCTGGGGGAAAACACCGCAGTATCTAAGAACGCCGGCACTAAGTCGCTAACCCCCCCTGATACTTCTCTGGCCGCAAGCATTAATAATTTTCTTTCTGGCGTTCCCGGTGATGCCCTTAGCGCAATTGGCATCCCGCTCGCTAAACCATAATCAGAGGCAGCCATATGCAGATTAATGAAATTCCACTAACTGGCGGCAATCAGAAGTTCCGTATTGACCTGGGCGGCACGACTTACACACTGCGCACAACATGGCGTGATGTTGCTGGCTGGATCATGGACGTAATGGACGCTGACGGAGAGCCAATTCTTATGGGTGTACCCGTCATTCCCGGCGTTAATTTGCTGGAGCAATACCCGCATTTGGGTATCAATGGTGCCATGTTGCTGATCGGTGCAAAAGATGCCCCGGAGTACCCGGGCGCAAATACGCTGGGTAGCCAGCATCGTTTAACATTCATTCAGGAATAGAGCATGTCAACAAACTGGATGCGTCATTTCGAATTGCAGCTTATTGATGATAAGGGGCAGGGCATTGTCCTGAGCGACTTCAAAGTTACTTTTAGTATACAGCGTAACGATAACCGCTGGCCTGCTTATGCCGATGTGAAAATCTACAATCTTTCGACTGAGACACAAAATAAAATCCTGAGCCAGGAATTTAGCCGTATCGTTATTATTGCCGGTTATGACGGGCTTGACGTCAGTCAGAGCGATGTTGTGCCAGCCAGTGAGGTAGGCAAGGTTCGCTACATCGATGATAACTCTGACGGGCGCAATGACGATTCAAACTATGGCGTCATTTTTAGCGGAGATATCACATTTTCGGTCACAGGGAAGGAAAATATCACCGATTCCTACATCATCATCGTCGCCAACGATGGAGAAAAGGCTTTCAGGGAAGCAACTATTTGCGCCACCCTCGAAAAGGGGTACACGCTGCGCGATGAATACAACATGCTGATGCGTTACCTTGAGCCATTCGGTATCAAAAAGGGTGTTGAACCTGTTTTCCCTGATACGGTTTACCCCCGTGGCGCTTCATACTATGGAACGGTTGCGGAATACCTTTCCGAACTTGCCGCCGATCTCAATGCAACATGGCAATTCAGCTATGGAAAAATCGACTTTATCCAGGAGGAATATGCCAGAAAGGCGGTGGTAGTTCTCAATGCTGATACCGGGCTGGTGGGTATGCCACAGCAGACTATCGGCGCTGGCGTTAATGTCACCTGCTTTATCAACTCAAAAATTCAGTTGCATAGCCTTATCCAACTGGATCAGGCGTCAGTGTATCGTGCGCAACTGAGTAACGAGCAGGTGTTAAAATCCGGTGGCATCCGTGAGCAGGAGATAAACGGCAATCTGGTGACGACTGGCCTTGCGCAGAAAGAGGCACCCGCCAGCATCGCGACGGACGGCGTTTACATCGTGCGCTATATAAGCTATCGCGGCGATACTCGCGGACAGAACTGGTATATGGAAATGGCTTGTGAGGCGCGAGGTGCGCAGGATGGCATTTCAGATTCCACAGTTAATAAATGGTTATGATATGAAAAATTGTATTCTTATTTTAGCTGCTCTCATTTCGACTAACGTTATGGCTAAAGTCAACAGTGTTACATCGCAATGTGGAAATTTCACTTTAGTTGCGAAAGTTGGCGAATTAACAACAGTAAATGGTGAAACCGTCACGTCACAAAAAATTACTGAGATTGGTAAAAATGGATTAAGGGTACAAATGACCCTTATGCCAGCACGTGACGGAAATATGTACGGCTTTGAATATATTCGCCCAGATGGCGATAGCAAACGCCGTTGGCTTAATGTCGAACTTATTCGCACGAACATGGATCAGCCGCGCATTATTGGTTCTTTCGATTGCAAGAACACAGCGGGGTAAGGCGGGGATATGGCACAGCTAAGACCAGTAGACGATCAAGAAATTGTCGATTTGAATTATGAGCGTACCAAGTCAGGACTTCGCGCAGCGATGCCGGGGACGATTAAATCGTTTGATCCTGAGAATGTTACGTGTGTGGTGGAATTGTCTACGTTCGGGCGCGATGTACGCGCTAAGCGTGGTTCAACCTCGACAGACAGAGCTAAGAGCGAGGATGGATATTACCCGATTTTGCAGGATATGCCGGTGGTGTTTCCTCGCGGCGGCGGCTGCACGCTGACTTTTCCTGTTAAAGCCGGTGATGAATGTCTGGTGGTTTTTGCTGACCGGTGCATAGATTTTTGGTGGCAGAACGGTGAGATACAGAACACATCGCGTACAAGATCACATTCCTTCTCTGATGCGTTCGTTATTCCTGGGCCACAGTCACAGGCGAAAAAAATCTCCAGTATCAGCACCAGCGCGGCGCAACTGCGTACTGATGATGGTTCGGCGTTTGTTGAGGTGGCCGCTGATGGAGCCGTTACCATTACCAGCCCACAAATCACGCTAAACGGTCCGGTACAGGTAAACGGGGCGATAACGTCAACAGGCGATCAGACGGCTAACGGGATCAGCCAGATTAACCACACCCACGGCGGCGTAGAGTCCGGTGGAAGCAACACAGGTAAACCACAATGAGCAATATTGAAGTGATCAAGCCAGAAGGTGAGCAGCCACAGCCCCGCACCTGGCTGGAGGATATCGAATCCCACAACGCAGATTACAGCAGGCCAGAAGATAAACGGCTTTCGAGTGAGGCAAGACTCGTTGAACGCGCCGGGCATCAAACGAACTGATGACGTGATCTGTAACTTTAAGTAGCGGTGCAGGGGCAGAACTCAGCACGCTACTTTTATTTCCTTTGTCAAAAGGTGAACAATGGCGGCATTACCAACAATGGCTAAGGTTATGATTATTCAATCATTAGCTTGCTATGAACCCCCTTCCAGAATCGTCAAACTTGTAAAACAAGATTTTGGCATCGTTGTTACCCGGCAACAGATATCGGCCTACAACCCTGAAAATACAATGGCTAAAAATCTTAGCCAAAAATGGGTAGAGCTCTTTAATCACACTCGCGCCCGCTTCCAGAGTGAAATATCCGATATTCCTATCGCTAACAAAGCGTACCGGCTGCGTATGCTCGATCGCATGGCGAACCGTGCAGAGGCAATCAAGAATTACGCATTAACAGCACAGCTTATCGAACAGGCCGCGAAAGAGTGCGGGGACGCTTACACCAACAAATTAAAGGTTGAGACAACGGGTAAAGATGGTGGTCCGATCAGAACGGAAACAACGAACTTAACCGCCGAAGAAGCCGGGGAGGTATACCGCAAATTTATGGGATAACCACCAGCGCCGTGACACGTCACACGCGAAAAATAGCACCGCCCGTTAATGGGCTGGTGGCACAGCTTGCATATTGAAACCCCCTGTAAATCCTACAGATCTGGTATTGAGTAACTTACCCCACTCAGCGCCATACATCACAGAGCAGCCTATGGACTACACGCAAAATCAGGCTGCAAATAAATCCTTATATTTCATGTGATTAAATAATAGCCTTGCATTCCTGTACCGGATGCCTGTTGGCATTGCCGGGGCTATCTCTCGCCCGCAGGACTTAACCGTCGAACCGGTGATCCTTAAATCCGCTAACGCCTTCGCTGCCTATGGTCTGGCTGGAAAATACGACGCTGACGGCTTTTTCGTGCCGCTGGCGGACGGTGACACCGCCGACAAGGTGAAGGGTATCTACGTTCGTCCGTATCCAACCACATCGCAGCCAGACATGGTTCGCCAGGTGGGGACGGATAAGAACTTCCCGGGCGACGCCATGAAGCGTGGCTACATGACCGTTAACCTCGGATCTGGATTCGATGCCAGTACCATCAAAAAAGGCGCGCCTGTCTACGTGGTTGTTTCGCTCGATTCAACCATTGACGTGCCGCTGGGCGGCTTCATGTCCACGTCCGTCAGTGGCAAAAACGTGGCGCTGACCAACGCCGAATTCACAGGGGCCGGTGACGCTAACGGCAATGCAGAAATCTCCTGGAAGATTTAAGGAACAGACGAATGATTACTTTTGATCAGGCAACCGTTGATAGCTCTGGTGCCTTTCTCATCGGGGAGCTGGAGCGACTCGACCAGACGCTGAACCTGCCGCTGGTGGGTTACACCTGGACCCGCGATATTCAGCTGCGTGAAGACGTTTCTATCGCAGATGACATTTCCAGCTGGACTAACACCAGCTTTGGCGCTGCGGGTACTGGCGCAAATCCGAACGGTAAAAACTGGGTAGGTAAAGACTCTACCGCTATTGCTGGCGTGAACGTTGATATCGGCAAAGACGGCAATCCGCTGAACCTCTGGGGCATGGAACTGGGCTGGACCGTTGTAGAGCTGGCAGCAGCTCAGCAGGTAGGCCGCCCGATTGATACCCAGAAGTACGACGGTATGCAGCTCAAATGGCAGATGGACAACGACGAGCAGGTTTACATCGGCGATGATGCGCTCGGCCTGAAAGGTCTGGCAAACCTCATTGGTGTGACGCTGAACAACGCGCCGAAGACCTGGGCGAACTCCACTAACGACGAGATCCTCGATAGTGTGAACAGCATTCTGTCGAATGCCTGGGCAGCTTCCGGTTATTCCGTCGTGCCTTCTGATCTGCGAATTCCGCCAGAACAGTATTCACTGCTGGCGAGCCGTAAGGTTTCCGAAGCGGGTAACCAGTCACTGCTGACCTATCTGGCCGTGAACACTATCGCTTTCCACCAGAACGGCGTTCCGCTGGAAATCAAAGCGGTCAAATGGCTGAAAGGGCGCGGAGTTGGCGGTAAAGACCGTATGGTCGCCTACACCAACGACAAGAAATACGTGCGCTATCCGCTGGTGCCGTTGCAGAGCGTTCCTATCCAGTATCGCGGTCTGTACCAGATTGCGACCTACTACGGCAAGCTCGGTGCGGTTGAGCCAGTGTACAAAGAAACCCTGTCCTACGTGGACGGTATCTGATAACCAGAACGGCCCCGAAAGGGGCCAGAAGGAAACTGAAAATGGCGAAAGAAAAGCTGGTTACCATCCATGTTCACACTCCGTTTACGCTGACGCTCGGCGATCAGTCAAAACAGGAGTTTGGCCGGGGGCGGCATAACGTACCGGAAGAGGTCGCGTCTCACTGGTTCACCCAGGCGCACTCTGAGCTTTCCGAAAGCGTGATTAGCGACACCGATGATCTGCAACCCATTATCGACAGCCTGCAAGCGCAGATTGCCGACAAAGATAAGCAGATTGTCGATAAAGATCAGCTGATTGCCGATCTGAAAGAAGCGCTGCTCAAGCTGCAAGAGCAGAACGACAGCCTGCAAGCACAGATTGCTGCCGCCCAGACTGGCGGTAATGGGGCGAAAGATGCCAAAGAATCAAAGCCTGCCAACAGTAAGTGATTTTCGCCGCGACTTCCCGCAGTTTGCTGACCCTGCCAAATATCCCGAAGCGCAAATCCAGTTTCGTCTGAATCTGGCCGATGTGCTGCTAAGCGAAAACGTCACCGGCAAAAAGTTGTTTCCGTATTTTGCCGAGTTGTTCGTTGCGCACTACATGACGCTTTGGGCGGCAGATAGCCGGGCGATGCTGGTTGGCGGCCCGGGCGGTTCAACCAATGGTGTTCAGTCCTCTAAGTCCGTTGACAAGGTAAGCGTCAGCTATGACACCAGCGCGACGCTAAACCCTGACGCAGGCTTCTGGAATAACACCAGATATGGCGCTGAATTTTATCAGCTGATCACGATGTTCGGTGCGGGCGGTCGCCAGCTATGAGTTTCAAAAGCGGTGTAACAACGAGGGTGGATAACGCTCAGGCCATTCTGGATGCGCTCAGGTCGCTAACCAAAAAGGATGTGCTGGTCGGCATCCCTTCGGAAGACAGCGAGCGTGAAGATGTTCCGTTTGGCAATGCCGGGATCGGTTACGTCAACGAATACGGCTCACCAGCGCAAAACATCCCCCCACGCCCGCACCTGATCCCCGGCGTTAAATCGGTAGAGGAACAGACAGTGCCGCAGCTTAAAGCAGCGGCGCAGGCTGCGCTTGATGGTAATGCGGCGGGTGCGGAAAGAGCGCTCAACCGTGCAGGTACAATGGCAGCAAGAGGTGTGAAAAATTACATCAAAGCTGCCGATTTTACTCCGCTTGCAGATAGCACCGTTGAAGCACGCGCGCGCCGTGGTCGCAAAGGTGCGAAAGCGGAACTTGCGCGACGGACTGCTGGTGAATCTCCGGGAACCGCTTTGGCTAAGCCTCTTTACGATACTGGCAAGTATATTGCCGCGATTACCCATGTTGTGAGGGATAAAGATGCCGACTCTTGATGTAACAGACGTGCTTTTTGACCCCGATTTTTGCGACTTCAACCTGTGGGTAACACGTCGCGCGCAAACGGTGGACGATGACGGGATCGGCAGCGACAGCGAAGTTAAAACGCAGTTTGCAGGGGTTGTTACCGTTGACCGCTCTTTGGAAAACCGCCGCATGCAGGCCGGGCAGGTTATCAGTGGCGCGATTCTCATTGTGACGACTGAGCGACTCACGCAGGGGCAGACTGGCCGTGATGCCGATATCGTGACGTATCAGAACCGTGATTATCGTGTGACGTTCGTCGACCCGTATACCGCTTACGGTGCTGGCTTCGTCCAGGCACATTGTGAACTGTTGCCGTTTGATGGGGGTAATCCCGTTGAGCAATAACACCAGCACAGAGCGCGGATGGCTGACACCCACCAGCGGCGATCCGGATTATGACGAAGCGCTCGACAGGCTGTTAAGCCAGTGGATGCGCAACGTTTCCGGCTTGCCGGCTGGGATGGTTCGCCCGCGCTGGCAGAAAGAACAGCCATCACTACCGTCAGTTGAAACGAACTGGTGTGCGTTCGGCGTTACCGGGTGGCCCATTGATAACAGTCCTGCATTCACCAGGCAGACCGATGAGGGCGCTCAGCTCTGGCGGCATGAAACGTTCGAGTGTATGGCGTCGTTCTATGGTCCGGCTGGCATGTCTTATGCGTCCCGTTTTCGCGATGGCATATCTGTCCCGCAAAACAATGCTGAGCTTAACGCGCTTGGTTTGTCCCTTGGCGACTATACCGGTCTGACCCCTTTCCCCGAACTTATCAACCAGCAATGGGTTCGCCGCTACGACATGACGGTGCGCCTGCGCCGGAAGGTTGTGCGCGAGTACGGCATTAAATCGCTGGTGGAAGCGCCAGTCACCTTTTTTGGAGAATAAATTATGACGCAGGGCTTACCTGTATCCAACGTTGTAAACGTTGATGTGATCATCTCGCCGAAAGCGGCTACTGGTCGTAACTTCGGCGCGCTGCTGATCCTCGGTTCTTCCACTGTCATTCCGGTGCAGGAGCGCGTTCGCCTTTATGCGTCCGTTGAGGACATTGGCGAGGACTTCGGAGTCGACAGCCCGGAATATGAAGCGGCGCAGGTTTTCTTCAGCCAGTCGCCGAAGCCGACGCAGGTTTATGTTGGCCGCTGGGCGAAGACTCTGACCTCTTCCGAAGGTGGAAGCGTGGAAACCATTGTGCAAGCTGTTAATGCCTGCCTGCAATATACCAACTGGTATGGGCTGGTTGTCGCTGATGATGTTGCTGATAGCGCTGATGTGCTTGATGCTGACGACGTGATTGAGGTTGCTAAACTCATCGAAGCGTCCAGTTTGAGCCGCATTTTCGGGGTAACATCTGCCGACGCCGAGATTATCAGCACGACTTCGACGACCGATGTTGCGTCGAAATTAAAGGCTGGCAAGTATGCCCGTACCTTTATTCAGTATTCCACCAGCAGCCCTTATGCGGCGGTTTCTGCTTTCGGTCGTGCGTTTACTGTCAATTTCAACGGCAGCAATACCACCATTACCCTGAAATTCAAACAGGAACCAAGCGTAACCTACGAAACGCTGACGGTAGGACAGGCTGCGTCTGTGGATGCGAAGAATGCGAACGTGTTCGTGTACTACGCCAACGACACGGCGATCCTGCAACAGGGAGTCATGGCGAACGGCGACTTCTTCGACGAGCGCCACGGGCTCGACTGGTTGCAGAACTACGTTCAGACCAACCTCTATAACCTGCTTTACACCAGTACCACCAAAATTCCGCAGACTGATGCCGGTGTGACCCGTCTGCTTTCCAACGTTGAACAGTCCATGGATCAGTCCGTCACGAACGGTCTGGTAGCTGCTGGCGTGTGGAATGGTGGCCCTATCGGACAGCTGAATTCCGGCGATACGCTGACCAAAGGCTATTACGTGTATGCGCAACCGCTGTCCGAACAGGCGCAGGCCGACCGCGAAGCGCGCAAAGCACCGTTAATCGAGGTGGCCTGTAAGCTGGCTGGCGCAGTTCATTATGCCGATGTGCAGATCAACGTGGTTCGCTAAGGAGCGATAAATGGCAACTTATTCTTTTCTCGATGTAACCGCGTCGCTCACCGGGCCGACCGGCGTTATCGATCTTGGTCAGGGTTCTGCGAACTCTGAGGAAGGTATCACCCAGACCATGGGCGGCAACAAGAACACCATGACCATCGGTGCCGATGGCGAAGTGATGCACAGCCTGCACGCCGATAAGTCAGGCACCATTACGGTGACGCTGCTGAAAACCTCCCCCGTGAACAAGAAGCTGTCTCTGGCGTATAACGCGCAAAGCCAGTCCTCTGCCACCTGGGGCAATAACGTGATCGTCATTCGCAACACGGCATCGGGTGATATTTCTACTGCGCGTTCGTGTGCATTCCAGAAACAGCCTGATTTCAATAACGCCAAAGAGGGCGGGACTGTTGCCTGGGTGTTCGACTGCGGCAAGATTGACCAGCTGCTCGGGGAGTTTTAACGCATGGAATTCGAAATTAAAGGCGTGAAATATCGCACTGCAAAGCTCAGCGTTTTCGAACAGCTGAAGGTGTCCCGAAAGCTGTTGCCGGTGCTGGCCGGGATGGTTTCTGACTTCCGGAGCGTTCAGGAGAAGATCAGCAGCAAAGACACCGAAGGCGCGATGGCTACTATCCTGCCCAAAATTGCTAATGCTGTGTCCGATCTGAGTGATGGCGATGTGGACGCTATCCTGTTCCCCTGCCTTTCCGTTGTTTCACGCGAGCACATGAAAGGCTGGGTGCCGGTATGCCAGCATGGCGAAATGGCGTTTGACGATATCGACCTGCTGACCATGCTGCAACTGGTGGCGCGGGTGGTCGCCGACTCGCTGGGAAATTTTTTGCAAGGACTCCCTACCAGCGAGACGCCCACCCCGCCAGCGGAATAACCTTCAACAGCCTGCCGGGCGGTGAAGATTTTATTCTTCGTCCGGCGATTGCCTTCCATATTGACCAGAAAGACCTTAACAGCGGTGCGGTAGACCTTTGCCGCATCGCGCTTCTCAATGACTACCTCGACATGCGCGAGGATAACGACGCCCGGGTAGATAAATGGAGAGCGGCCAATGAGCGGTAACGCAGATACGATTAAAGACTTCCTTGTTTCGCTGGGGTTCGATATCGATCAGGCTGGCGCTAATAAGTTCGAAGCTGTGCTGAAAGGCGTTACCGCGAACGTTCTGAAGGTCGGCGCGGTGGTGGAAGGCGCAGCGCTGAGCATTGTCGGATTTACCACCCAGATTGCGAATGGTCTGGATAAAATTTACTGGGCATCCCAGCGGACGGGGGCCAGCGTCCAGGGCATCAAAGCGCTGGGCTATGCCGCATCGCAAACCGGTGCCAGCGCTGAGTCGGCTATGTCTTCCCTAGAAGGGCTGGCTGGCTTCATGCGTAGCAATCCGGGGGCGGAAGGGTTCCTGAACCGTCTGGGCGTACAGACTCGCGATGCCAGCGGAAAGATGCGTGATACTGCGGCCATCTTTACTGGTGTTGGGCAAAAGCTCAACAACATGCCGTATTACCGCGCGAAGCAATACGCGCAGATGCTCGGCATCGATGAAAACACGCTGATGGCGATGCGGCGCGGCATGAATGGCTTTACCGCCGATTACCAGTCGATGCTGCAAAAGACGGGGTTCAATGCTGATAAGGCAGCCGTTCATTCCAACAAATTTATGACGTCCATGCGAGGGCTTACGTCGCTGTTCGGCATTATGCGGGACAAGATCGGCTCAAATCTCGCTGGTGGCCTGGCTGGTTCGCTGGACAGCCTGCGAAGGCGTATCCTCGATAATTTCCCGAAGATTGAGGACACGCTGACCAGAGTCATTAAAGGCGTGATCTGGCTTGCGAACGCCTTCACGCGAATGGCGTGGCGGCTGATACAGGGCGCTGGCTCTGTCATTGACTGGTGGAAGCGTCTTGATGATGGCAGTAAAAACCTGCTGAAAATATTCGGTGCTCTACTGGTCGCATGGCGTTTGCTTAATTCTGCGTTCCTGAAATCCCCGATTGGAATTATCACCACGCTGATTCTGGCGATCGGATTGCTGTACGACGATTACCAGACGTGGAAAGAGGGTGGCAAAAGCCTGATTGACTGGGGGAAATGGAAGACTGAAATTGATCAGGCCGTCAAAATGATTGGTGACCTGAAAAAGACTGTTACGGACCTGACAAAAGCGCTGGCTAAGTTGCTCGGTATTGACCCCAAGTCATGGTCCCTAAAGTGGGATTTTAGCAACTTCATTTCGCAAATGGGTGAGTTCGGCAAGATGCTGAACATGATCGCTGATTTGCTGAATGCCATAAAAGATGGCAACTGGGCGCAGGCCGCTAGTATAGGCAAACAGCTGCTAAATCAGGGCAGCGGGCAACCGAGTGCCACACCGGCAGTAGAGGATAGCGCCAACAGAAGCGCTGACTGGGTTAAGGAGAATCTGGGATTTGACCCGCGCAGCGTAGGCAGAACCATTCGCGGGTGGTTTGGTGATGATGAGCCTGACCAACATGCCCAGTCTGCTAAAGCTCCACGAGGTATTAGAAATAATAACCCCGGTAATATCGACTTTCGTGGGCAATCTGGGGCGACGCTCGAAAGGCCTGGCGGCAGGTTCGCCCGGTTTGAAACTGCCTATGATGGCCTGAAAGCGCTTTCCCGACAATTAATGCGCTACTTTGAAGGTAAGACGACAGGCAAGCCGCTGCAAACCCTTAACGATATAATCTCTACGTGGGCACCGGGGAATGAAAATAATACCGGTGCTTACATTGCTCAGTTATCGAAAATGATGGGTGTGGCTCCTGATGCCATTCTCAACCTTAAAGATCCGCAGGTAATGTCCTCTCTGATGAATGGAATTATCCATCATGAGAACGGGAGAAACCCTTACCCAAGTGAATTGGTTCGTATGGCCGCTGGTGGCGGTGCTTCACAAAACATACAGCAAGAAACGGTTATTAATATTCACGGTGTATCTGATCCACGTGAGGCTGCCAATATCACAGTTGAGCGGCAGAAGAACGTTAATTCACAACTAACTCAACAACTTCGAACGGTGCCGAGCTAATGGATATTCTCTCCGCTATTTTTCGCCAGCAATCCCGGCGAATTGGCATATTAATTCCCAGCGTGGTCGTCTCCGAAAAGCATTCTGATGCACTCGAAATTACTGAGCACCCGGTGGAGAAGCCAACAACGAATAGCGCCTCGGGTTTCATTGCAGATCATGCGTATAAGCGTCCCAGCGAAGTCACAATGGAATGTGGTTTCGCTGGTGGCGGTTCGTTGCTGGACTTCATTGATACATCTTCAATCGGCCTCAGCGCCGGACTGAGCCCCAAAGAGACCTATCAGCAACTGCTGGATCTCCAGTCCTCTCGGGTGCCGTTCGATGTGGTGACCGGAAAGCGGGTGTACAGCAATATGCTGGTGCGCGCCATTGAGGTGACAACGGACAAAACCAGCGAGAACGTGCTGAACTGCACGCTAACCCTGCGTGAAGTGATCATGTCGCAAACGCAGAGCGTTAGCGTTGCAGATAAATCAGATATGCAGGATGGCGTCAGCACGTCGGCGGTTCAGAATTCCGGGACGAAATCCACTACACCGCCAAACGAATCATTGCTGAGCCAGCTTGGCGGAAGCGTTACATCAGCATTCGGGGGATGATATGCAGTTTAACGAAATACCGCTTTCTCCTGACAATCAGCAGTTCCGCGTTTTGCTGGGCAATACCACGTATACGCTCAGGATCATCTGGCGTGATGCGGCTGGCTGGATTATGGACGTGATGGATAGCGGCGGTGCTGCGCTTCTCTCTGGCGTACCTCTACTGACCGGCGTGAACCTTTTGCGACAATATCCACAGCTTGGCATTGATGGCGCGCTGGTGGTGGCGACCGATAAGGGCGCACCAGACGAGCCCACCAAAACCAACCTCGGCACATACAGCCACCTCATTTTCGTACAGGAGTAGAAATGTCTCTTAACTGGATGCGCCATTTTGAGTTGCAGCTGTTGGACCAGAACGGGCAGGGCGTTTCTCTGTCAGATTTTAAGGTCACGTTCCAGATCGAGTGGGCAGATACACGCTGGCCGCGCGTGGCAAACGTGAAAATTTACAACCTTTCGACTGATACCACGAACAAGATACTGGGGCAGGAGTTTGCCAAAGTTCGCATAATTGCCGGGTATGACGGTATAGCGCCGGATGTTGATGCGAGCCAGGTCGGCGTCGCCCGGGAGATTTCACCAGACCAGATAGGACAGGTGAACGGTCAGAACTACGGCCTGATTTTTGACGGTGATATTCGCTTCACCGTCACCGGGAAGGACAACATTACGGATTCCTGGGTGTTGATTCAGGCCATTGGTGATCACGAAGCGTTCCTCTATGCGACCACCATCACCACGCTTGCCGCTGGCTATACCGTTGCGGATCTGCACCGGGCGACGATGCAGGATTTCAACGCGTTTGGCGTGACACAGGGCATTACCGGTGATTTTCCTGATACCGTGTTTCCTCGTGGCCGCGCGATTTACTCATCCACCCGTAACGTGATGGATAATATTGCAGCGCAGTGCAAAGCGACATGGCAGCTGGTGGATGGTCAGGTCCAGATGGTGCCGGAGGATAAATACATTCACGAAGCCATCGTGCTGAATGCCGATACTGGCCTGATCGGTATGCCGCAACAAACGATGGGCGGCGGCGTAAACGTGCGGTGCCTGATAAACCCGAACATCCGCATTAATGGTCTTATCCAGCTCGATCAGGCTTCGGTGTACCGCGCCGCGCTCGGCAATAGCGAAATCGCACAGTCGCCCGGTCGCATCACCGAAACAGAAGAGAACGGCAACCGTGTGCTGACAGGCACAACGTCACAGGCAGCCAGCATTGCGACGGATGGCGTTTATATCGTCAAAGCTATCGACTATACTGGCGACACCAGAGGTCAGGCGTGGTACATGGACCTGATGTGCTTTGCGCGTGGGGCTCGTGACCTGATTAGCCAGTCTACTATAGCTCGCTCAGGAGGAAATTAAGTGGGTACAAATAAGAACGGAATTCGATATAGCGCACTTTTTCTTTCCGGGTTGCTTTTATCCGGGTGCGCGAGTGCAGGCTTTAATTCCGCGCAGAACGCTGAGTACAAAAGACGTCCAGGATGGCAGCCGATAGTAATTTTATCGACAGATGATTGTCAGACATGGAAATCTAAAGGGAAGTCACTAATTGACTGGAGTGGCGAGACCTGTGGTCCTGACGGGTTGATTAAGGCAATCAATAAAAAGCCGGAGAATATACCAGCTTTTTATGCTGCATATCATGAGTACGGCACAGGTGGAGTTAGGGCTATCGATGTAAGAGATAATTCTCAGCTAAATTATCTCAACTTTGTAAATGATTTAGCTAAGAAACTTTCTTCTTCGGCTGTTGTATCAAAGATTTATGATGATTATGTCATTGATATAAAACCCATGGGGCTTGCAGAGGTTTCACGAGAAAATTTTGTAAAACAGCTAAATGAGTTATCACTGAAGCAACCCGCCATCTATCAAAAAATGAACGACGTAGCCAAGGCTGACTACGAGAAAAGTAGTAATGTTCACAGTAATGAAAAGCTTGGCGTGAATTACAAAACAGTCTGTGGTCCTTATACGATTGATCTGTCTTCTGCTGATGGTTGGGCCAGAATTAATGGCGCAAAACCAGAGACGCAAAAAATTAGTCCAATCGGCTCTGGTGGTAGCACCAAAGGGGAACCGGATAACATCAAGATGGAGTGGATGGCTGCCACTAATCAACCCGGTCGCTGGGTCGGGCTTGAGTACATCAAGCGCAACGGCAAAGCCATTCTCAACGCTCAGTGGCTGCAAGCCAGCATGGATGCGCCGCGTCAGTACGCAACATACGACTGCGTGAAGGTGAAGTAGGTATGATGAAAAGCGCCGGGTTGACCGGCGCGCCAAGTTATTCCTCTTTGAAGCTGATGTTCTTGCACTGCTCCATTACTTCAATCAGTTCTTTTGACGTCAGGTTTTCTACTTCGATTTTACCTTTCTCTGTGGTCATTGTTATTTTTTTGGATGATCTGGTCTGTATCCATTTTCTTGCGATGGATGCAATGGCTATACAAGCTGGTGACGACGTGGCTACGATGATAGTTATGTCGACGAGTGTGCCAACCGCATTAATTGAGTCAGCAGTTCTGATTCGCCTGCGTATTTTATAGTCACTCTCAGGTATGTTATCCTGGATTACGGAGAGCAATTCTTTGCCTATTGCTGGAGTAAATTTTATGGTTGTTTCTGATTTTGGCATAAAGGTATCCGGCCCCTATCGTGAGAAGCTAAAAATTGCCTTGCGGCTTTTCCTTGGCAGCCTGTATCTCGCTACAAACCACGACGTTACCGTAGTTTTAAGCAAGACCTACATTCAGGGCTGCAAAGAAGATAAATAGCACGGACAAATCAGCCTTCAAACCCTGACGTTTGATCAGTAACCCGCCGCCGAGCGGGTTTTTTTATGGAGTTTTTATGCCAATTCCAACTCAATCACAGATTGGCGGTGAGCAGCAGACCGCGCAGGCCATTGCCGATTCTGTGTCTACACAGATGCGCGTGGCGATGCCAGGCATCATTCAGTCGTTCGATCCTGACACTGTAACCTGCACAGTAGAGGTGGCGCTTCGCGGTATTGTTGGCGATGGCTCCACCGAATTAAAACCGCTGGTGGATGTGCCGGTTATCTTCCCGCGCGGCGGCGGTTGCACGCTGACCTTTCCGGTTAAAGAAGGCGACGAGTGCCTGCTGATCTTTGCTGACCGTTGTATCGATTTCTGGTGGCAGAACGGCGGCGTTCAGGAGACCGTCGACCCGCGCCAGCATGACTTATCTGATGCGTTCGCCATCGTTGGCCCGCAGTCGCAAGCGCAGAAAATCAGCGGCATCAGTACCAGCGCCGCGCAGCTGCGAACAGATGATGGCGCGGCGTTCGTAGAGGTCGCCGCAGGACATAATATCACCGTCAAAACGCCGGGTCAGCTTACGGCTACGGCTGACGGTGGAACGACAATCACATCCCCGACTATTACGCTGAATGGCAACGTAACGATTAACGGCAACCTGTCTCAGGGAATGGGCGCAAGTGGTGGTACTGCGACGATGCTTGGGCCGGTGACGGTAACGAATGACGTAACAGCTTCTGGTATCAGTGTCGCCACGCATAAACATGGCGGAGTTCAGACTGGCGGTGGAACTACCGGAGGGCCGCAATAATGCGATACCGTCGCGAAGATGCTGACGGCGATTACACGTTCGGGCAGGGTGACGACACCTTCCTTATTGACAGTCCGGAGTGTGTCGCCCAGGCCGTAAAAACCCGTTTCGAGCTGTGGCGCGGTCAGTGGTTTCTCGACCTGACGGAAGGAACGCCGTATGTTCAGTCGGTGCTTGGAAAACAGCGATCTGACGTCTATATCCTGGCTATACGTGAACGCATTCAGGACACGCCGGGCGTTCTGTCGATTCTTTCCTTCGATACCAATTATGACGGCACCAGCCGTCGCGTCACCTTCACTTCCTCCATTGACACAATCTACGGCCAGACGACTGTAACAAGCGAGGCATAAATGGCTTTGAACCTCGACACGCTGGGGCTATCGGCAACGGTAACCGCCCAGGGGATTAGTGCGCCTGATTACCAGACAATCCTCGATACGCTGACCAGCTATTTCAGGCAGATTTACGGTAGTGATGCCTACCTCGAACCAGACAGCAAAGACGGGCAGATGGTCGCGCTGGTGGCTCTTGCCGTGCATGACGCTAACAATACCGCTATCGAGATCTACAACTCGTTTTCACCGACGACAGCGCAGGCCGCAGCGCTTAGCAGTAACGTGAAAATTAACGGGATCACGCGAAAAGTAGCGACAAACTCTACAGCTGACCTTCTGTTAACCGGTACGGCGGGCACGACTATCACGAATGGCTCCGCACGGGATAAAAACGGCATTATCTGGAATTTTCCCGCAAGTGTAGCTATCGGAGTTGATGGTACTGTGCTGGTGACGGCCACATGTGCGAATAGCGGTTCGGTTGCGGCGATGGCCGGGACTATTACCACCATTAACACACCGACTCGCGGCTGGGTGTCGGTAACCAACCCAGCAGCAGCTACGGTCGGTTCACCTGCCGAAACCGACGCAGAGCTGCGCATCAGGCAGGGGCAAAGCGTCGCGCTACCATCGATCACACCGTTTGAAGGCGTCGACGGCGCAATCGCGAATATTGATGGCGTGACACGTCACAAGCTCTACGAGAATGATACTGGCACAACCGACAGCAACGGGCTGCCGCCTCACTCCATTTCCGCCATCGTTGATGGAGGTGATGTTACCGAGATAGCCCAGACAATCCGGGGGAACAAAGGGCAGGGAACGGCAACCTACGGGACAACTTCTGTCACGGTGCCGGATACTTACGGTAATCCTCACGTCATCAGTTTTTCACGCTCTACCGATGTGCCAATTTTCGTAGCCATTACCCTGAAAGTTTTTACCGGGTATACCTCTCAAATCGGCGAGCAGATTAAACAGGCAGTAGCGGATTACATCAACGGGCTGACAATCGGTGATTCTGTTCTGCTGAGCCGCATTTACTCCCCGGCTAACCTGGGCGTGGTCAGTGGTGGTAGTGCTCGTTATTACGATATTCAGGAGCTGCTAATTGGCAAATCAGCCGAAACTGTAGCGGCGGCAAATATCAACATTGCATACAACGAGTCAGCATCCTGTAAGCCTGAAAATATTGTTCTAACGGTGACGTCATGAGCAAGTACACAGACTTAATCACCAACTATCACGCCACTAAGCCCAGATTCTTTGATCACGTTGATCTGAGTACACGTCCACTCATTGATATCACTGCGGCTACTAGGGGACTGGTGAGCGCTTTTGATGTCGATACAGCCGTCGGTGTACAGCTCGATATGCTCGGCCTCTGGATTGGTCGCAGTCGCATAGTCAGCCAGCCAATTAGCGGCGTTTATTTCAGCTGGGACACTGACGGGCTTGGATATGACCAGGGCATCTGGCAGGGGCCATATGATCCTGATTCTGGCTATACGACGCTAAGCGATGAGACGTACCGCATCATTCTGAAAGCGAAAATCGCTATCAACAACTGGGACGGCCGGAACGATTCTCTGCCTCCCATCCTTGACGCTGCGACTGCAGGCTCAGGCCTGAAGATGCAGATCGTCGACAACCAGGATATGACGATATCGGTCTGGGTATTCCCCGAGACTGATATTTCTGATGTGTCACTCGAACTGATAGCTGCTATCAAACAGGGCTATCTCACCGTTAAAGCTGCTGGCGTATGGGCCGGTGATGTTGAAACGCCTTCGGTAGAAGCACCATCCGAGGGCTCTAAATTCTTTGGGTTTGATATGGATAACGAATACATCGGTGGGTTCGATGTTGGAGCATGGGGGACAATACTCTAATGGCAACAAACAACTTTAAACCGTTCGCGACAGCGGCAAATGCTAACGTGACGGCCCAGGCTGACTGGGAAGCGCTTCCGGCTCTACTCTCTGGTTTCATGGCAGGAAAAGCATCCAGCCCGCAGGTAAATAAAGCGCTTCGCCAGGCCAGCTTTATTGCGGCAGCGCTTGCACAGTACACAGCCAACAAAAGCGGGCTGGACGTGCTTGATGATGGTGACCTTAACGGGTTCATCACCAAAATGTCTGCTGCGTTCGGTAAGGACTATCAGGCACTTGATGCAACGTTGACGGCGCTTGCCGGGCTTGCGACTGGCGAAAATAAGCTCCCGTATTTTACTGACACAGATAAGGCTGCGCAAACCGACCTCACTCAGGTAGGCCGAGACATTATCGGTAAAAGCTCTATTGCCGACATTCTCACATACCTTTGTCTGGGAAAGACCGACTCTCCAGAGTTTGGCGGCCTGAAGGCACCCTCTATAACTTTACGGGATGGAAAGATAAGCCTCACCTCTTCTACAGATGGTACGACATTAGTCTTTACCGTGAGTGGGGAGCCTGTTGCAGAAATAAAAGCGGGTAGCTTCTTTCATAAAAAAATTATCTCTGCAGGTGAGGTTCTTCAGTCACCAAAATACATCTTCAGAGATGGGGATATTATTTTCTACTCAGGTCCAAATAATCTTGTCATGCAGGTTGACGGTAAAGATGTTGCGACGCTGACGTCAGATAGTTTTTATCACGTTAAACAGGTAGCCGCGGCTGAATCACTTAAGGCTCCAAAGGTCATATTGCGTGATGGCGATGTGAATCTAATTGGCGGCGCTAACAACCTGGTTATTCAGGTTGGTGGCAACGATATTGCCTCGCTGACGCCGGGGAATAATTTCTTTAAAGGAAAGCTCACAGCTGAAACCAGTCTCCAGGTTGGTAGCACCTGCATTCTGGCTACTGACGGTAATTTAACAGGAAGTAAATGGGGCGGCTGGCTGGACGCATTCATGAAAGATGGCATGTCTACTGACGGGAATGGGTTGTGGTGGGATGCTTTTTCATCTCAGCTCCAGTTCCGTGTTGGAGACTGGAACATACCTGATGCTGCAGGAGGAGCAGGCACTAGCGTGACTTTCCCCAAAGCGTTTAAAAATGGGTGCCTTATGGTTATTCCCATCCCTGGCAATGGCGGCGCTTCACAGCAAATAGGAAGTCAGAGTTACTCAGCTTCTGGCGCGGTGCTTCAAAAAGGTGCGAGTGATAATAACCCTCGCTCCGGTAAATATCTGGCAATCGGGTACTGATATGAATTCACAATATTATTACAGCGCGTCATGGCGTGCTTTTTTTGCACTTCCTGATGATGAAGATAAGATTCCTGCCGAATGGCCGGTGGATGTTTTACCCGTTACTGATATGGATTATCAGCAGCTGCAGGCGGGAGTTGAAACGGGGAAAATTATCGTTCCCGATGATACCGGGCACCCGGTATTGTCGTGGCGATATTATTACAGCGCTTCACGCCAGGGTTTTTTCCCTGTAGATGACAAGCGTGAGTACGAATCTGGCGCGGGATGGCCTGAGGATGCAATTCCTGTTACGGACTCTGATTATAAGGCACTCTTTGATGCTCAGGGTAAAGGTAAAATCATTAAGCCTGATGACAATGGCTATCCTGTAGCGTCAGAACCTGTGATTGATTATGTTGCGACCGCCGAAGCTGAACGTACCAGCAGAATGTCAGCATTGACACTTCGTATCAATAGTCTTGTTGAGGCACAGGATGATGGTGATATTGCCGATGCAGAACTGGCAGAACTCACTGCGTTGCGGGAGTATCGTACTAAATTACGCCGACTGGATGTAAGCAATGCGCCAGATGTTGAGTGGCCTGCTTATCCTGCATAGGAACCTATAGGAGAAAGTCTGGAGCATTGTTGTGCCATTTTTGTGTCGCACACGGTAAAACGTAGTCCACTTTCTTACATCACGTGCCATCAAGTTACTTATTGTGAATGCGGCAATGTATATGTAAAACAGCTAGTTAAATGTGATTCTACTAATTCGTAATGCGAAGGTCGTAGGTTCGACTCCTATTATCGGCACCATTAAAATCAAATTCTTACGTAAGATCTTATCATTCTCCCACCAAAAAATTATTTTCATGTAACAGCTGGTGTAAGTAAATTCTATCAACGAAGATCAATCTTATCTACTGACCAAAAAGGCCTGATAGGGCTTCGCTCACTATACATCCGTGGCTGCAGGTTTAGTTGTCCATGTCTACACCACTCCTAAATTTAATGTGTTGGCAATGTGTTCAATAAAGCTCGAACAAATTAGCTCATTATGATCGGTTAATACTTCAACTTCTGGTTGCATGATTGTTTGTCCGTAAAAAGATAACGCGCCCGCCGGGTAGTAGCAGGCGCATTACGCAATAGGTAAACAAGGGAGGAAGTTCAGAAATGTAAATCGGGAAGGTTGTACGCAATGTTCATCGTACTACGTTGTTACGGCTTTGCCGCAACAAGCCAGTTGCCTGCCGCGCTCGCAGAATGTCTACAGCCCGGAGATAAGGAGATTGTTCCTGCCAGCTAAATCCCTTCCTGTCTATACGAACCAGCTCGTATTTTTCTACCAGAAAATTCACGGCATCGGCTAGGGTGATACCGGCATCGATGTGTTCCTTAATCACAGCCTCATTGCAGAATGGCGTGTCGTTTATTGTCAGACCATAGTGCTGTTCCAGCAGACGTGTCAGTAACATTTGCCAGACAGCCACGGGTGACAGGCAGGGCTTCACCGCCCGCTGAGTTGTTGCAGGTAAAGTTTTCATGTTTGCTCTCGTGAAGGTAA